TCATGACATTTCGGGGAAATCCCGCGCCCACGCGCGCGCGGAGGGCCGAAACCGAGGAATGGGGAGCAAAAATGAAAGAATATGCCAGGACAAAAGAGTATGCGCAGCTAAAGCGATCCATGATCGAAAACCTGGAAGCGCGGGGTTTGGCAGAGCATGCGTATACCGACAAAGTCAAAGAATACATGGATTTTTGGGTGCAGAGGAAACAGCTAAAGGATGATATCGACAGCCGGGGCGTATCGGTGATGGACGAAAAGCGCGGCATGATGGTAGAAAACCGGAGCGTATCGCTGGAGGTGCAGGTATCACGGCAAATGCTGGCGATCTTTACCGCGCTTGGATTTAAGGAGGACGCGCTGGCCGAACCGCAGGGCGGTGAGGACGATGAGCTCTAATCTATGCCCAGAAATCTTGGAATACCTCGAACAGGTGGAAAGCAACACGCCGAGAGCATGCCCGGAACAGCACGCGCTGGCCGCTATGATCCGGGCATGTTTTGACCGGGAAGAAATCCGCGTAGATACCAACCAGCTGAAAAAGTACCTGGGATTGGCGCGGTACTTCCCGTTTGGCCTTTTCCCATGGCAGAAATTTTTGATTGCGTTGTGGGATTGCAGCTATAAACCGGACGGCCGGCCGCGATGGAAAACCCTGCTTTGCATGGTAGGGAGAGGCGCGGGGAAGGACGGATTTATCGCTTTTGATAGCGCATGCTCGATAAGCCCATATAATCCGGTATCGCACTACAACGTGGATATATGCGCCAACAACGAGGAGCAGGCCGTCACGCCGGTCAAAGACCTGGCGGAAGTGCTGGAGACGCCGGCCTATGAGGCCAAGCTGAAAAAGCATTACTACCACACCAAAGAGCTGATACAGGGACGGAAAAACAAAGGGGTCATGAAAGGCCGGACGAATAACCCCAAGGGCCGGGACGGCATGCGATCCGGTAAAGTGATCTTTAACGAGGTGCACCAGTTTGAAAACTACGATAATATCAAGGTTTTTGTCACAGGGCAGGGAAAGGTGGCGCAGCCGCGCGTCGGGATCTTTACATCAAACGGCGAGGTAAGCGACGGGCCGCTGGACGACTATCTGGCGAGGGGCAGAAGGATCCTTTTTGAGGGGGAGCCGGATAATGGATTTTTGCCCTTTATCTGCTGCCTGGAAAACCGGGAGCAGGTGCACGACCCGAATAATTGGCACATGGCAAACCCGTCCCTCCAATACCTCCCGCAGCTTTTGCAGGAAACCGAGGACGAATATAGGGATTGGAGGGAGCATCCAGAACAAAACGGAGACTTTTTGACCAAACGCATGGGGCTGCGGGCAGGCCAGAAAGAAATATCGGTAACTGACTATGAAAAAGTCAAAGCGACCAATAGGCCCCTACCGGATATGCGGGGATGGTCATGCACGGTAGGAGTTGACTATGCAGAGCTCAACGACTGGGCAGCCGTGAACCTGCATTTCCGCCGGGGGGACGAGCGGTACGACATCAACCGGTCATGGGTGTGCAGCCAGTCAAGGACGCTGCCGCGCGTAAAAGCGCCGTGGCAGGAGTGGGGGCGGCGCGACCTGATAACCGTCGTGGACGACGTAAGCATAAGCCCGGTAATGCTGGCGGAATACATCCGGGAGATGGGCCGCCGGTACAACATCAAAATGATGGCTATGGACCATTTTAGATGGACGCTCGTATCGGAGGCCATGCAGGCCATTGGGTTTGACGCAAGGGATAAAGACCGTGTCAAGCTTATACGCCCGTCGGATATCATGATGGTCGAGCCGGTAATCCAAGAGTGTTTTGACCGCCAATATTTTGCATGGGGAGACAACCCGCCGCTAAGGTGGGCCGTGAACAATACCAAGCGAGTACGGAGCTCGAAAAAGGCAGGCGTGGACACGGGCAATTATATCTACGCCAAGATCGAGGGAAAGAGCAGAAAGACCGACCCATTTATGGCGCTTGTGGCAAGCATGGTTATCGAGCCGGTATTGGGGACGGGAAAACCGATAAAAGCGCCGGCAATGGGCGCGATTTTGCTATAAAGGAGGTGACTGGATGGCGTTTAATTTTTTTCGGCTTTTGCGCCCGAAGTCGGGGACGCCGGCATACCGGGAAATCACGTGCAAAGAGCTAAGCGAGGCGGCGGAAGAAATCCGGATCCGGGAGCTGTGCTTTTGGATATGCGTGGACATGATTGCCAACGCAATCGGGCGATGCGAATTTAGGACATTTGTGGATGGGAAAGAAATCAAAGGGAAGGAATATTACCTGTGGAACATCGAGCCGAACACGAATCAAAATTCGACGGCGTTTTTGCATAAGCTCATAGCCAAACTATGCAGCGAAAACGAGGCGCTCATCCTAACGGTAGGCAGCCGGGCGGGCATGGAGATGCTGGCCGTGGCCGATACCTGGGAGCGCCCCATGGAGTATCCGATAAAAAAGCAGGAATACCGGGGCGTAACCGTGGGAGAGGTATCCTATAGCAAAACCTTCGCAGAAAATGAAGTCATGCACCTAAGATTGAACGACAGGAACATCAAGCCGGTTATTGACGGGATGTATGCCGCCTACTGGAGGATGGCCGAAGCGGCCATGAAGGACTATGCATGGCGCAAAGGCAAGCATTGGAAGGTGCACGTCGGGCAGGTGCAAGAGGGCGAAGAAGGCTGGCAGCAGAATTTCCAGGTCATGATTAGCAAGATGGTCAAGCCGTTTTTCGAGAGCGGTTCAGCGGTGCTGCCCGAGTTTGACGGCTATAAATACGAGGATATGAGCGGCGACAGCGGCCAGGGGGACACACGGGACATCAAAGCGATGGTAGAGGATATCTTTGACTTTACCGCGCGGGCTATGCTAATCCCGGCCGTCTTGGTTAACGGCAAAATTGAGGGAACCGAGGACGCCAACAAGCGATTTTTGACCAGCTGCATCGACCCGATCTGCGACCAGCTCCAGGAGGAGATCACGCGGAAACGCTACGGGTACGAGCAATGGGAGCGCGGGACATACATCAAGGTGGACAGCAGCTCAATCCTACACTTTGACATGTTTGCAGAGGCCCCCAACGTCGAGAAACTGGTGGGATCGGGCGCGTATACGATCAACGACCTGCGCAGGGCGGCCAACCAGCCGGAAATCCAAGAGCCGTGGGCGGATCAGCACTATATGACAAAAAACATTGCGGCAATGAGCGAGATAACCCGCCAAGTAGACGGCGGGTAGAAGGGAGGAAAAATGGCGGGACTTTATTATGCGGTCCAGCAGATGGGGCGAGAGGCGGATATCTGGATATTTGGCGATATTACCCGGTATCCGATGGACGACAGCGACATGAGCGCGGGGAGATTGGTGGATAAAATCGCAGAGCTGGAGGCCGACACGCTCAATGTCCATATCGACAGCTACGGAGGATCAGTATCGGAGGGCTGGGCGATCTACAACGCGCTGCGGCAGTTTAGGGGGAGGGTCACGACATACGGCGATGGGTTCGTCGCGTCGGCGGCGATCTATCCGTTTTTAGCCGGAGAGCAACGGTTTGCCTCTACGCTATCGGCCTATTATCTCCACGAGGTCATGACCTGGGGAGACGGGTATGCGGACGATTTGCGCAAGGCGGCGGATGAGGCAGACAGGCTGACAGAGATCGGCGTAAAGGCATTTGTGGAGCGCACGGGCATGACGGAGGATGAGGTACGCGCGCTCATGCAGGCAGAAACATGGCTCACGCCGGAGGAAGCCATGGAGCGGGGTATCGCGACGGCGATCAAAGAGGACGCCATGCAGCGGCGAACGCAAAGCGCAAAAAGGCAGGTCATGCAAAAAATGAGGGACGCGACGGAAAAGGGCGAGGAACCCCGACGGCAAAAAGAAAAAGAACCACCCCGCAGCGGGATCATGGGAACGCTGGCGGGGATTTTTAAATGAAAAAAAGTGGAGGTAAACATGAGAGCGAACGACATTAACAATCGCGAGGAAGTACGCGCCAGGATGCAGCAGGCGCTCCGCAACAACGACAGCCAGGGCTTTTACGACGCATTTGACCAGATGCTCGGATGCATCGAGCAGGACATCCGGCAGGACTACGACGCGCATGTTGAGAGCCTGCGGCAGGATATGGACGGGCGCGTGCTGGCGGCCCGAGGGATCCGGCAGCTGACCAGCAAGGAACGCGAATATTACCAGGCCCTGGGCAAGGCGATGCAGTCCAACGACCCCAAGCAGGCGCTGGCAAACATTGGCGTGACCATGCCGGAAACAGTGATCAACGCCGTATTTGATGAGCTGCAAACCGCGCATCCGCTGCTGTCGCACATTAACTTTATGCCGACGGGCGGCGCGATCAAGCTGCTGGTCAATCAAAACGGATACCAAGAGGCGGCATGGGGGGAACTCTGCGACGAAATCGTCAAGGAGCTGACATCTGGATTTGTCGCCGTGGATACGGGCCTATATAAGCTGTCGGCACTTTTGCCGGTGTGCAAGGCCATGCTGGAGCTGGGCCCAGAATGGTTGGATAATTATGTACGCCAGATGCTGTATGAGGCGCTGTCCAACGGCATGGAGGTTGGGGCCGTAACGGGCGACGGCAATAAAAAGCCCATCGGCATGAATCGGCAGGTGGGCGATGGCGTATCCGTAACCGGGGGCGTATACCCGGAAAAAGCCAAGGTCAAGATCACGGACCTCCGGCCGGAAACCATCGGCAATCTGCTGTCGCTCATGGCGGTGGACGCCAATGGTAAGCCCCGCCAGGTACGCGACCTGCTGCTGATTGTCAACCCGCAGGACTATTTCCAACGGGTCATGCCGGCTACGACCGTTATGGCGCCGGACGGCACCTACCGCAACGATATCCTGCCTTATCCCATGACCGTGATCCAATCCGCAGCCCTGGATCGGGGCGCGGCAGTCCTGGGCATGGGCTACCGCTACTTTGCGGCGGTAGGGACCAGCCCTGAGGGAAGGATCGAGTACAGCGATCACTATCAATTCGGCGAGGACAAGCGGATGTATCTTATCAAGGCGTATGCCAACGGTATGCCGCTGGATAATAATGCGTTTGTTTACCTGGATATCTCCGGCCTGACCCCGGCCGCGTACCGGGTGGAGCAGGTCACGCCGCCCACCCCGTCGGACGACGCGACCCTGGCCGACCTTAAAATCGGCAGCCTGACCCTAACGCCGGCCTTTGCATCGGGGACGACGACCTACACGGCCGCTACCACCAACGCGACCAATACGGTGACGGCTACACCGTCCGACGCAGGCGCGAAAATTAAGATAACGGTAAACGACAGCGAGATCGACAACGGATCGGCCGCGACGTGGAATAGCGGGAGCAATACCGTAAAGGTGGACGTAACGGCGGCGGACGGTACGACGACTAAAGCCTATACCGTTACCGTAACCAAATCCTAATGCCTGGTAGGGCAGACCTGCCCGCCGGACTGCTGAAGGATGTAAAAAACTATTTAGACATTACATGGGACGATGAGGCCACCGACAAAAAGATCGGTGGCCTTATTGCGTCCGGTATGGCTTATCTGGACGGCAAAAGCGGGGAGGCAGAGGATTACACAGCGGACGGGACGCCACGAATGCTGCTGATGGAGTATGTGCGGTATGCGAGGGACAGCGCTTTGGACGTCTACGAGAACAACTACACAAACATGATCTTGTCAATGCAAAATGGAAGGGCGGTGGCAAGGTATGTGGAAAGCGCCGAATAGGCCGAACCATGAGATTAGCCAGGATTACAATGACGGGATCGTGACGGTCTATAGCGTGAGCGACGCGGCGCAGCCAGGATACAAGCCAGAAAAAAAGCTGGAGGTAAAAGCAAAGCTGCGCTATGCGGAGCGGCGCGTCGGGATCCAACGGTACTATGAGGCCCGACAGAACCAGGTGCAGGTTGAGCGGGTGATCCGTGTGCAGCGCGGGATTGCGATCACAAACCAGGACGAGGCCGAAACCGAGGACGGAAAGCGCTATGCCGTGGAGCAGGTGCAGACGGTAGACGGCGTATGGCCGCCGTCCATGGATATTACCTTGGCGGCGATCCGCCAGCGGCAGGGAGGGACGGAAGAATGACATGGTATGCAAAAATCATAGCCGCCCATACCGCCGTGACCGATGCCGTGAGCCATTATGAGCGGCTGCAATCAGACCGGTACTTTGTATGGCAGGAGGAAAGCCGCAACGACTTTATGGCGGACGGAATCCACGCGGAAAAGGCTGTAACAGGTACGACGGACCTATTCACGAAAATGGAATTTGATCCATGGGCGGAAGCCTTGGAGCAATCCATGACGGCTATGGGGATCCCGTGGGCCTTGGAATCGGTGCAATACGAGGACGATACCGGGTTTATCCACCTAGAATGGACATGGGAGGCGACGGACGACGGCGACGATACGGTTTAAAAGCCTGAAAGAGTACGAGCTGCGGCTGTCGCAGCTGGCGGCAAAAACCCCGGAGGTCGCGGGGAAAAGCATCTATGCGGGCGCGGGCGTGATTACCGACGCAATACGGGAGAGCATTGAGGGCCTGCCGGTCGTGCGGGGCGTGACCGCTACCGAGCAAGACCCGATTGACGGGATCACGGCCACGCAAAAAAAGGGATTGCTGGAGGGCCTGGGCATATCGCCCATGCAGGTAACTGGCGGGTTTTACAACGTAAAAATCGGGTTTGATGGCTATAACAAGACCAAAACCAAAAAATTCCCGCAAGGACAGCCAAACCAAATGATTGCAAGAGCGGTGGAAAGCGGGACATCGCTGCGGAAAAAGCACCCGTTTGTAAGGCCGGCCGTGAAATCATCAAGAAAGGCCGCAGAACAGGCAATGATCGAAACGGCGGACAAGGAAATCAAGAAGATTATGGGATAAGGAGGCAAAAGGATGAAAAGGATGGCAGCAGCAGGTAAAGTATGCACAGGATTTGCAAAGCCCTATGTGGCGCTGTACAGCAACGCGAGCGCAACGCCGGCCTATAGCGGCGGAATGCAGCTGGCGAGAGGCGTAGACGTAAGCATTGAGCCGGAGGTAGGGGACGCCAATCCGTTTTACGCGGATAATGTAGAGGCGGAAACCGTACCGGGCACCTTTACGGGCGGGAAGGTAACGTTGACGGTGGACGGCTTGCTGGATGAGGCGGAAAAGCTGATTTTCGGCCTGCCGGAGCCGGAAGAACTCACATATGATACCGACAAAACCGCACAGGTCACGACGTATGGAGACAACATGCAGATCCCGTACATGGGCCTAGGGTTTATTGTCCGATATATGTCGGACGGCGTGGAATCCTATAGCCCGGTGATGCTGACCAAGGTGCGGTTTCAGACGCCGACACAGGCGGCGGCTACCCAGGAGGATCAGATCGACTGGCAGACGCAAGAGCTGACGGCCGACCTGATGCGCGACGATAGCGCAAACCACGCCTGGAAAAAGGTAGCGGCGGACGTATCCACCGAGGCGGAGGCCGAGGCGATCCTAAAAGCCATGCTCAACATCACGGAGGGACCGTAATGACAAGCATAGACGTGCGGGGCGTGAAATACGACCTTTTGCTGACCAATGGAGCGTTAGCTGAAATCGCAGATATATGCCCGGAGGGGGATTTAACCAAGCTCAACGAGGCGATGGCCGGAAAAGGCAGGATCAAAAACATCAGCTATATGATTGCGGCCATGAGCAAGGGCGCAGAGCTGGCGAAAGAATACGACGCAAAAGCAGCGGGTAAGGATTATGAGCCACGGGCGTTGGGCGTCAACGACCTGCTAAGCTTACCCGCCGCAAGATTGGGCGAGCTGGCAGAAGCGGTAAAAACCGCTATCCAAGAGGGCACGGAAACCCAGGTGCAGCTGGAACCAGCAAAAAAAAAGGACGGAAGCACGAGCTGACGCCCTTGTGGATTGAATACTACGGGCGGAAGCTCGGCATGAGCAAGCATGAAATTGAGGTCACACGGTATGGCAAGCTGTGTGACCTTATTGCATGTTACGCCATAGCCCACGGGGCGAAGGAAAAACCGAAAAGACGGAAGATGAGCATAAACGACGCGCTGAAGCTGCGATAGGGAGGTGAGACGGTGCCGGAGGATATCGGGCCGAAAATTGGGCTAACAGGCGAGGCGCAGTTTACTGCGGCGTTAAAGGCGATCAACGCGCAACTGCGCAGCGTCGACGCAGAAATGCGGGCCGTAACATCCGCGTTTGGCGAAAATGACAAGGCAACGGACCAGCTGGCGGCCAAGAGCGCGACCTTGGGCAAAGCAATCGACGCGCTGAAAAGCAAGCTGGGCGTATTGCAGGATCAGTATGACCGGCAGGTCAAAGTGCTGGGCGACCTGGGCGCAGCCCTGGAAAAGGCAAAAAAAGAACACGGCGAAACCTCCGAGGAGGCCGGGAAAGCGCAAAACGCCTATAACCGACAGGCCGCAGAGGTGGCAAAGCTGTCGGCGCAGATCAACGATGCGACCGCCAAGCTCAACGGCATGCAGCGCGAGCAGGATGAGACGACGGCGGCGCTGCGCGACCTAGGCAACAGCGCGCAGACGGTAGGCCAGCGCCTGGACGATATGGGCGGGGCAGCCGATGGCGCGGAGGACGACCTTAAAAGGGCGGCGGACGCGGCGGAATCATCCGCGTGGATGGAGGCCGCAGACCAAATCGCCCAGGTAGGCGATAAGCTCATGGACGCGGCAGGCGCGGCGATCGAGCTGTACAACAACAGCGAAAAGGCGGCTAAAAAGGTCAGCGCCTATTTTGGGGAGACCGGAAAAGCGGCCGAAAAAAACGGCGCGCTCATCCAAGATATCTATGAGGAGGGCGTAGGGGGGAGCGCGGAAGATGTAGCCGACGCCGTTATTGCCATCAAAAGGAATTTGGACGGCCTGAATGATACCGACCTTGAGAACCTGACCAAGCAGGTGATCACGCTGGATGAACTCTACGGCGTAGACATGGACGAAACGCTACGGGGCGTGAACGCGCTGATGACGCAGTTCGGGCTGGACGCGCAGACGGCGATGGATTACATCGTGACCGGCACCCAGAACGGGCTGGACAAAACAGCGGAAATGGGCGATACCCTGTCGGAGTACACGGGTACATTCGCGGATGCGGGCTACAGCGCGCAAGAATATTTCCAGCTGCTCAACAACGGCCTGGACGGCGGGGCCTATAACCTGGATAAGGTCAACGACGCCATAAACGAGGTGACAACCCGGCTTGAGGATGGGACGATAGGCGAGTCGATCAAAAGCTACAGCAAGGACACGCAGGACCTATTTAAGGCATGGGAAAATGGAGAGGCCACGCAAAAACAGGTTATCGACTCGATTGTCAAAGACATAGGCGGAGCTGAAACCCAGCAGGAAAAGCTGAACCTTGCGGCGCTGGCCTTTGGAACCATGGCGGAGGACGGGAACCTAAAATTTATCACGTCGCTGACCACGTTAGGCGATACCTATGACGATGTAGGCGGCAACGCAAAAGGTTTTTTTGACGCCACAACAACTCAATCGCAAACGCTGGAGGGCAATATGCGGCGGTTGCAGGATGTGTTTGCACCGCTGGGCGAAAAGCTTATGGAGCTGGCTAATATTATCCTACCGCCTATCATTACGGTGGTAGAAAAGGTTGTGGCATGGTTCCAGGGCCTACCGGAGCCGGTACAAAATTTTATCGGGATCCTTGGAGGGTTAATTGCGGTTATGGCCGTGGTGGCCCCGATTATAGGGGCGATTGCGGCTGCGGTTGCAGCGCTTAATATCCCGTTGCTGCCGCTTATCGCGATCATAGCCGGCGTTGCGGCCGTGATTACGGGCGTGATATGGGCAATCCAAAATTGGGGGACCATCACAGACTGGATCCAAGAAAAGCTGGCCATTGCGGGAGCGTGGATCCAGGAAAAGGTGCAGGCCGTATGGGACTTTTTCCAAGGGTTCGACGACTGGCTCCAGGGGATTTTTACGACGGACTGGGCGCAGATATTCGGGCCTGGCCTAGGCGACATTATGAACGCTTTCGCCAAAAACCTATCGAATATATGGGAGAGCATAAAGCGCATCTTTAGCGGGATTATTGATTTTATCGGAGGAATTTTTACCGGAGATTGGAGCCGCGCGTGGGAAGGGATCAAGAACGTTTTCGGCGGAATTTGGGATGGTATGGTAGGCCTTGCCAAAGGCCCGATCAATCTCATTATTGGGGCTCTAAACAGCCTTATAAGCGGGATCAATTTTGTAATCCGTGGGCTAAATAAGATCCATTTTGATATCCCGGACTGGGTGCCAGGGCTGGGCGGAAAATCATTTGGGATTAGCATCGGCGAGATCGGCAAAATCCCATATTTGGCCAAAGGCGGCATCCTATATGATGGGACGGCGCTTGTCGGAGAGGCGGGGCCGGAGCTGCTGACCATGGACGGCAACCGCGCCATTGTACGGCCGCTGACCGGCAGCAAAACGGCCGCGCAGCCGGCGGCGAATATTACCATCAACGTATACGCGGCGGAAGGGCAAAGCGAGGAGAGCATAGCCCAGCGTGTGGCGCAGCTCCTGCAAGAGCAGCTTGACCGGAGGAATGCAGTATGGGCGTAATTATATGGGCGGGCGTACCGTCTACCAGCGTCGGCGTAGTGGTTGAGCGGTATCCGGCGCAGCCGGGACCATCCAGGAGGCTGGAGGCTATACAAGTACCGGGCCGCAACGGGGATCTGCTGATAGACCAGGGCGCGTGGGATAACTATGGCCAGGATTATGAGGTATACTTCCGCGCGGGGGCGGGCCGCACGCCGGAGGCGGCCCGCATCGTCCGCGCATGGCTTATGAGGCCGCAGGGGTACCAACGCCTGGAGGACAGCTATGACCCGGATTTTTACCGCATGGCCTATTACCAAGGCCCGACGGACATCGAAAACGCTGCAAACCTTTTTGGACGCATGACAATTACCTATACCTGTAAGCCGCAGCGATGGCGCAAAGACGGCGAGCAGACCATAACCCTAACCGCGCCTAAAACATTATATAACGACCTATTCACGGCTTTGCCCAAGATCCGAGTATACGGATCGGGAGCCGGGACGTTTTACATAGGCGATCAGTGGGCAGAGATTAGCGATATAGACGGGTACGTCGATATCGACAGCGAGCTGCAGGACGCATATAAGGATACTGTAAACAAAAACGCAACCCTGACCCTAAAGGATCAGACTTTCCCGGCGCTGGAGGCCGGGGAGAACAGCATCCGGTGGGACGGCGGGATAACCCGCATGGAGATCATACCAAGGTGGTGGACGATATGATTACGCTATATCCATCGACGGCAACGGCCTTTGAGACGCAAGGCCTTGGAGCGCTGCCGGACGCCATATCATGCCAAGTCACGGAGGAGCGCAACGGGGCCTTTGAGCTAACCATAGAGTACCCGATTACAGGATTGCACTATGCGGATATCTCAAACAGATGCATTATCACGGCAAAACCAAACCCATATGATGACCCAGAACCCTTTAGGATTTATCAGATCAGCAAGCCTATAGGCGGACGCGTAAAGATCAGCGCCCAGCACCTATCCTATGACCTAACCGGGATCCCTATATCACCCTATGAGGCGGGCAACGCGGCGGCGGCACTGCAAGGGATAAAGAGTAACGCAGCGGTCGATTGCCCGTTTGTATTTTGGACGGATAAGACTACGCAGGCGGATTTTAGGTCGGACGTACCGGCGTCTGCGCGGGCGCTCCTTGGAGGCCAGGCAGGATCGATCCTGGACGTATACGGCGGGGAGTATGCATGGCAGGGCTACACGATCCGGCTATATAACCAGCGCGGCCAGGATAACGGGGTATCAATCCGATATGGCAAAAATCTGACGGACCTGACGCAAGAAGAAAACGTCGCCGATGTGGCGACGGGCGTATATCCCTATTGGCTTGGATCGGACGGGACCATCGTCGAGGCCCCGGGAAAGATCGTCAATGCGCCGGGAACCTACAATTTTACGCGGGTGATCCCATTGGATGTATCGCAGGATTTCGACGCGCAGCCCACGCCCGAAGAGGTCAAGGCGCGGGCTGAAAAATATGTACAGGATAATCATATCGGGATCCCAAAGGTAAGCATAACGGTAGCATTCCAGCCGCTGGAGCAGACGGAGGAATACAAAGATATTGCGATCCTGGAGCGCGTGCGGCTGTGCGACACCGTAACTGTCGAGTACCCGGAGCTGGGCGTGGACGCGACGGCAAAATGTATCAAGACCACATATGACGTAATTAAGGGCAAATATGCATCGGTAGAGCTTGGGGACGCAAAATCAAATATCACCGCAACCATAGCCAACCAAGAGACAGAGCTTAAAAAAGTACCGTCCTCCAGCACCATAGCGGCAATAGCAAACGCGATTACAGCGGATATCCTGGGCGCAAAAGATGGGTCAGTGCGGATGCTGGATGCCAACGGAGATGGAGAGCTGGATACGTTGTATATCGCAGATAATCCAGATCCGGCACAGGCACAAAAGGTATGGAGATTTAACTATGAGGGATGGGGCGCGTCATCCAATGGATATAACGGCCCTTTTAGTATCGCTGCGAGCATCGATCACGGGATGTATGCCGACTTTTTAACGGCGGGGACGCTCAACGCAAACCTTGTGAAAATCACGGGGATGATTATTAATCCAGACTATCCAGGGACATTTTGGAATTTAGCGACTGGCGAGGCAAGCTTTAACTATCTTTCCAGCAAAATGGACTATAATCTCCTGAAACTTTGGATCGGTAAAGGCGGGGGCGGGGAATACGGCGTTATCCTGACAACCGACGATAAAGTGCGGATATCAATCGAACCAAGCTGGGGGACAGGCGAAGAACCAATAACGGCAGAAAGCGATTATGTAGATATTTATGGTCCTGACCAATATACAAATATTAGACTTGGACATAAAGATGCGAATAGAGGACTGCTTGAAATGAGCGTAGGGGGAAGCGATGCAAGCGGATATATGGGAACGTATTCTGCGTCCGTCGCGCCAGGAGAGCTATGGATGTTATGCGAAGATAGCCAAGGGAACAGCAATGAAATTGCGATAACAGGGGACAACATATCGACAAGCAAAGATATTACTGCTGCAGGCATATCCATCCAAGACCTGGAACGCCGTATAGCAGCGTTAGAAAACAAATAAAAGGTAGGCGTGGAAAATGATAACTTTACCTACAAGGCCCCTTTTTCCAGCGGCGGATAATCAAGTGATACCGCCGCCAATTATCCTTATACAAGGGGAGAGCCAGGGGCGGGAGATATCCATCACCATGATGGACGGAGATGGGACGCCTCTTGACCTAACCGCAGCGGCGGCCGTAGCCCTATACTACACCAAGCCGGACGGCACGGAGGAGCAGCTGCCCTGTGTAGTGGAGGACGCCGCAAACGGGACTGTATCGGTTACGTTTACGTCGTCGAGCTGCGCCGTGGCCGGGGATATGCGGCAGGTTATCATCCGGATCACCTGGAGCGACGCCAGCAACTCGCGGTATGTGGGACCGCGCATCCATGTGGCCCCGTCGCCCAGCGACGACGCGGCGGATAGCTCCAACGAGTTCGCGCTGCTGGATCAGCTCATCATCCAGGCGCAGGAGGTTATAGGGGACGCGGGAGAGGCGGCAAGCGCGGCCAATACCGCCGCCGGCGCAGCCAATACGGCAGCAGGCGCGGCCAATACCGCCGCCGGCGCAGCCAATA